TCACCCCTACACCCAGGTCACCGGCTGCCCATCCTCAGGCACAAGAGATTATATCTTTAATTAACAGCAAAGGTCCATTTACAATTAATCTATATGCTAGTAGCGAGGACACCCGGGATAGGTACGGGTCTTTTTTTAAACAAAACAATATTAATACATTTAGAGGCAAGCAAGTAAGAGATATTAATCAAAAAGAAGTTTCACGGCTTGCCTCAGCCACAAAAGCGCGAGAAGCATTGGTAAAGAAGAGCTATGAGCAGTTTAAAACATTATTACCTCCCATAACTAAGGAAGATATGCATAGGGTGTACAAGGCATTGGTTAAATGAATTCATTCATAACATTCTTAAAGCAAGAGAACCGTATGTTACTAGAAAACGATGCTCATCTTAAGACACATCTATCACACATAGAAGATTTAGCAATTGAATCTGGTAAAGAGGGCTTCAATAATTTTATACAACATATGGACGAGTTGAATAAAAAGATTAAAGGTTTTGAAACAAACCAAGAAATGAATGCAAAAATAGATGGCAGCCCTATGATTTTATTTGGGTTAGATCCTCGTAAACAATATACAGGTCAGTTTTTTATATCTCTTAAAGGTGGGTTAAGTCAAACTAATCCAAAAATAATGCATACTGATAAAGATATAGATGTACACTACAGTCAAACACCAGAGCTAAGAGATAAACTAAAGAGTTTATTAAGCAATTTAAAAATAGCATACGATAAGTCAGGTAAAATATATCAAGCGGATGTACTTTTTGCGCTATCTAAAGACAAGCGGCGTGTTAAAATAGGAGAAGAAGAATTCATTTTGTTCAAGCCAAACGTTATTGCGTATGCAGTACCTATAGACTTAAAAAGCCCGCTATCCACTCGAATTCAAAATGCTAGCATAGGTATTATTGTTCATGAATCTTTTAAAGGTAAAGAGACACAGAGTGGTGGTATTGAGCTAATATCGCAAGGGCGAAATGTAGAGAGCTTAATTCAATCTGGCTTAAAGACCTCATCATTTATTGAGAGTAGTAACTTTGGAACATTATCTGTTAACATACCTGATGAATTATTAAAAAGTATTAATGCGGAAGTAAGTAAGGCCAAACTACATATTAACAGCATTAATAATGAGTTTGATACACAGTATAGAGCTAATCCCGTTTTAAGCTTATTAAAAATATTTTTAAATAAACAGGTCGATATAGCCCCTAGAGGTATTTTTGGAGCTGCAGCGCACGGTAGTGAGTTTTTAGCAGACAAATTTATTGATGAATTAAGGGTGTTCGTAACTGAACGATACAGTAAAGAGCAAGAGAGCAAAAAAACACCGCTAGGTAAAAAGAAAGTAGAAGACAGGTTGAATAGTATTTTATCTTTTCTTGAAAAAAATAAGAATAGTTTTATTAATTTAATCATTGCAACATATCATATGGCAAGGGCGAAGAATTTGTTGCTAAAAGCTCTCTCTCAAATACAATCTAAAGTCGGTAAGACCTTTATAGAAAATCCGGACGGTACATTTGTTGCAACAAAGGATGAAGGCTTTGTATTATTTGTTGGTACAAATCACGTGAAGTTAGTAGATAGATTAGAATTTACAAAGATTAACCGTCAGTTTGGTGGTCCGAGAAAAGTTACTTCTTAGTTTCCTCTATCGTTTGAAGCGCCTCGAGATTAAAAATAGCCTGCCTCAGAACTGCTTCTAACACTTCACGGCTTTCACCGTGTAACATTTCTTTGACCTTCATTGAGACTAAGTCTTTATGATTTCCGGTATCAATATCAAACTCGCCTTTTTTCTTAAAATTATCATATTCAAGATAGCTCTTAACACCTTGTATATAGCTTGCAGCAATCGTTATTTTACTAAAAACCCATGGTTCTAAGTTTTCGCACGAGGATATAAGATTATAAAGTTCTTTAGAATCTTTATTAAGTTTAAAAAGCTCACCCTTTGCCATATCGGCTTCTGTATCTTGATCACCCGCGGTATCTACATTGTTGAGCTCATCTTCAGTCTTAATGGCGATTGTCTCGGCATGTTGCGGAGATGGAGAAGCAGATCTACCGTCACCCGGGCTGTAACTAGTAATTTCGTTTAAAACTATCTTTTTATACGCTTCCGTAATGTTATTAACTTCAAGTTTTTCACTCATTATTATTATTTATATTAATAAATATCATATTATGGTCTCGTTTAAACAATTTTTTTACGAACAAATACTTGGTCTAACAGAAGGTATTACTATTCAACATGTTGGAACAGTTAAAGCTAAGGTCGACACCGGTAACAGTGCATACAACGTTTTACATGCAATAAACCTAAAAGAGTCAGGTAATAAAGTAACTTTTACAACTGTAAATGAAAAGCAATTAACTTTGCCTATAGCTGACAGGGTTTTTATACACATAGGAAGTGGAAACAAAGAAGATAGGCCTGTAGTAAAGTTAGATTGTAGTTTAGGTAAAGAGCAGTTTAATCAGGTACCTTTTAGCTTAGCAGATAGAAGCGAAAACGATACCCCGGTGCTGCTGGGTGAAGAGTTTATTAAGCAAAACGGCGGAGTGGTTAACGTTAATATAAACCGTTAAAACCAACAGAGTGTAATATATACTGCAAGTTATTAACAGTAATACTTTTAACCATACACACTGTAGGTGCATAATTAAAATCATTATCAATGCGCATGCCTGTCTCTTCATTTATTCTTAAAATATCATCGATGTAATCCATAACACCAAATCTCTTTAATCTACTATAATGCATATCCTTTTTTTCTGTTTCTATAATTACATTAAAATGACAATATTCATGAGTAAAAAAAGCTAAGTCACGTACGCAGGATATACTAGAAGGCGGTTCTGTAAGCTCACCTCTTATGATAAGGTTACACTAATTATTTAGTCAGATTAATTTTCGGTTTTGTGCAAACTCAATAAACTTATAAAACTCATTTCTTGAATTATCTTTATCATCCAGAAATGCACCGGACATTCTAGCTGTACGCATTGTTGAGTCATGTCTTATACCGCGGTTTGAGCAGCAAGTATGGGCCGCCTCTATCATAACTGCAACTCCTTTATTCTTCTCGCAGACCTCATCTATATACTTGTGAATCTGCATCGTTAGATTTTCCTGTACTTGAGGGCGACGTGAAAACCAATCAACAATTCGATTTAATTTGCTCAAGCCAATAACTTTACCGTCCTTGGCCGGTATATACGCGACGTGAGCAAATCCCATAAAAGGGGCATGGTGATGTGAGCAGAGAGATGTAACTTTTATATTAGTCTGTGCAACGATACCATCGTACTTATCTACATTATCAAACGCGGTTACTTTTGGCGGTTCACTATAACAGCCCCAGGCAAAATCTTCTACAAAGGCCTTTGCAACTCTATGTGGGGTGTTCGAACTATTAGGATCATTTCTCCAATCGTATCCTAAAGCATCCATATAAGCTTCATAGGCCGCAGCTGCTTTTAATATAATTTGTTTTCTCTCCTCCTCAGAATGAGGATGATTATGATTAGCAAATGCAAGTTTCTTCTTAAACATATTTTTTATTATATGATAACTGCAATGTATATCAACATAAATATTATTATGGGATTCCATAAAATCATTAAAGAATCATTAAAAACCACACAACTTAAAAAAATTAGGGTAAAAACTGACCCTTCTATGGTTTTAGGTAATATAGATTTTAGAGATATTGCAGGTTACGAGGGGTATATTCTTTCAGAAAGCATGAATAAATTAAAAATTTTAGTACTTAACCCTGAAATGACTATAACAGACATACCAGAAGAAGTTATTGAATATATTGCAGCAGATAGCAATTGCGATATGCTAAGTGATTTTAAAGTTTTTGCAAAAATATGCTTAGTAAAAGAAAAAAATAAAAAAGAAAATGATCCAGTTTTTGTAAATGTTGATCAATGTACTAGCTTAGAAGATGTAGAGGTGTTCTTAAAGCAAAATGGTTTTACAGAAAATGAATTAAATTTAATATATAGAAATTTTATAATGAATGAAAACGTTTGAAGAATTAAATTCCTTTCTAGTTAAAGAGGGTTTGAAAGATTATCTTGTTAAAGCGGCTCAAGGCACTACAAATTTAGTAAGCAGCGGTATAAGACTACCAGCTAAATTAGGTAAAGCTGTACATTCAACAGTTGTAGGTAATGAACCATTAATAGCTAATGCTATAAATAAAGGCTTAGCAAAAATAGGCGGTAATAACGATTCTGTGATTGACAAATCTTCTCAAGTAAAATCTCCAAGTAATTCTAAGATGGTAGAAATAAAGCTTACCCCTGAGCTTAATAACAAGCAATTGAAAAGAGGGGATATTGTTAAAGGTGTGATTCTTTCGAAAGATCCTTATTCAAGACAACCGGTACAAGGTGAGTATATGGGTAAAAGTGAGATTGGCATAGTAATACGCAATCCCCAATCGATTGGTAATATTATTACTAGTAGAAAAAGAGAAACTTTTTAAAATATACAGTTGATTTTTGGCAGTATTTTGATTATAATATATAGTAATAAAAAGTCATGAACTATCAAAGTACTAAAATTATTGAGCTCGGCAGTACAGCGTTTAGACAGTGGAGAGCAGAACACAGTCATTGCAAATTTATTCATGGTTATAAATTAGTTGCTAAGTTTTGGTTTAGTTGCAATTCTTTAGACGATAAAAATTGGGTTGTAGATTTCGGCGGTCTCAAAGATCTCAAAAAACTCTTAGAGCATCAATTTGATCATACATTATGTGTTGCAGCAGATGACCCATTATTATCATATTTCAAGCAATTAAATGATTTAGGTGCAGCTAATCTCCGGGTAATGGAAAAAGGTGTTGGTATAGAAAGAACTGCAGAGTGGTGTTTTGATGTTGCAGATTCACATATAAGAGGTATTACAAATAATAGATGCTGGGTAGAAAAGGTTGAAGTGTGGGAGCATGATAAGAATTCCGCAGTTGTATCATATGCTAGAGAAAATGAATTCACTTCTACTAATGTTGTAGTAAAACAAAACCATGTAACAACAGGTAATTCAGAAACTATATCGACAACAATTCAACCTAATATTAGTGAAGTAAGTAATGTTGTAAATGCTGGTGTTAACTTGGATCAATCAGCAGCACCTTTATACTGTGAAAAGTCTAAAGGTTTTTCAAATCCATTCCAAGGCACTAGCTGGGGTGTTTAAGAAGTCTTTTTATTAAACTTTAAACCGGTAATAGTCTTTACAATAAATTTTAATAACTTACTTCTAGTAATATCATCTTCCGTAAAATGAAATGCGTGTATACCATTACCTCTGCTCTCCTCAGTATTAAAACCATTCATTATTTTTGCGAATCCAGATTTATCGAAAATATCTGATTGTTGTGTGTCACCTATAATAAAGAGTTTACAGTTTTTACCAAATCTTGTTAAAATAGTAACCAATTCACTGTGCTCTAAATTTTGAGCTTCATCGACTATTACAACACTATTTGTAAAGGTTGAACCTCTTAAGAAATTTACAGGAACACATTTCATATATTCACCATCAAATAGCATGTTAGTAACGTTTTTTCCTACAAGTTCATCACATTTTTCAACTAATGGTATACTCCATGGCTTAAACTTTTCATCTACTTCACCAGGTAAACTACCCAGTTTTCTAGTTGCTGATTCTACTATACTTCTAATGTAAATTATCTCATCTATTTTTTTATCTTTTAACATAGATAGTGCTACGTAAACAGCACAATATGTTTTTGATGAACCTGCAGGGCCATCAGCAAATATAATTTGCGATAAATCTTCTAATGCCTTGTCAACAAATGCTTTATGTCTCTCGTTAAAATGAAACTTTTGATCTATTCTAAAATTTAGAAAGATATCACTCTTAATAAGTTGATTGTCTTTAGCAGCTTTTTTATACTGCCTGTCCTTCTTAGACATCATAATTATTTATTGATTTCCGTATCATTATGTTTATAATCACGTTATGTTAAGCACAATTTTCTTATCTGATGATCAAATCTTTCACACTATTGAAGGCGAGGGAGAACATGTAGGTAAGCCTTCAGTTTTTATGAGGTTATCCATGTGTAACCTTACATGTAAAGGTTTTGCTAGCAAGGATTCACCATATGGATGCGATAGTTTTGTAAGTTGGTCTGTAAAAAATAAATTTTCTTTTCAAAGCATTTTTGATTTGTTAGAAAAAAAAGAATATATAGGGTTTCTAGAGCAAGGTCAAATATTAAAAATAACTGGTGGTGAGCCACTTCTTCAGCAAAAAGCTTTAATTGAATTTGTTGCAGAGTTTAAAAATAAATATAAATTTATTCCAAGGATAGATTTTGAGACAAATGCTACTATTATGCCACTGCCAGAATGGGGTGAAAAATATTTTGCTACTTTTACAACATCTCCAAAACTTACCAGTAACGGTGACCCTGAAGAGAAGAGATATATTCCTGAGGTATTGAATTGGCATTCCAAGAATGGTTCAGGGTTTAAATTTGTAATTAATAGTGATGATGATTTAAGTGAAATAATTACAAAGTATATTGATAGATTTAAAATAAGCTCTAAAAAGGTCTGGCTTATGCCTTGTTGCGGCAGTAGAGAAGAGCATGTTTCTCGTGCTGCAAGAGTAGCTGAAATCTGTAAGCTTACAGGCTATAATTTTAGTCCAAGATTGCAATTGATTATCTGGGATAAAGCATTAAAAGTTTAGCTGTTAATGAAATTTTGTCAGAGAAAAAGATTATCTTATACAGGTTTGAGCGGTACTGTAACAACTAGTGATTATGTTACAATAGAAGATGTAGAAAAATTTCACGGTCTAGAATTTTCTAAAAAATGGTTAGAATTTATTAAAATTAAACCACTACTTAAAGAGGGGTTTTATTATTATGCCGATTATCAGTTTGCTGCAAGACAAGCTGATAGCTTCTTAAATCAAATTTAATAATTATATATATGTTATTCCACATTTTAAACGTTATAACTGCTCATAGACCTAATAAAGTTTTTAAAAAAATAAAAGAAAAAACTAAAGCAAAACATGATAATATAGAAAGCCATCCTTTTATAGTAAGTATGATTGATGGTTCTCTAGACCATAGTAAATATGCAATTTATCTTGCTAACCTTCTACCTATTTATCAAATAATTGAAAATGAATTCTTAACAGATTTTATTAACACAGATATAATTCAATCTAAAAAAATAATTAATGACATTGAAGGATACAATAAATTTTTAAATAATGATTTTTTTAATAAAGATATTTTTATTAATGAGTGGCTGCATCATCTAAAAAATAAAGAAAGAGTTTTAAAGAAAAGTGATTTATATATTAGATGGTTAGCCGATATGTATGGTGGTCAAATTATAAAGAGAAATATAAAATTTAATTCTAAATATGATTTTGTTAATTTAAGATGGTCTATAAAAACTATAAGACAAATTCTGGAAGAAGATGTTACGCTTGATAATGTTGACAAATTTATAGAAGAAGTAAATAAGTCATATGAGTATCATCATACACTTGCAGATAAGTTGTTAAAACTATGAGAATAGCATTTTCTGGATCCGCTGGTATTGGAAAAACAACAGTTGTAAATGACTTTTTAAAAAACTGGCCTAATTACAAAAAATCGAATGAGAGTTATCGCGACCTTCTTAAAAAAGAAAAAATACCTATTAATAAAAAAGTTAATAAGGACGGGCAATGGAAAATATTAAATTGCTTAGTTGATGATTTACAAAATACTAAAAAAGGTGACAAAATACTTTTTGATAGATGCCCCTTAGATAATATTGTTTATTCTTTATGGAGTTTCGAAAAAGGTAATTCAGACATTGATAAGGAATTTATTGATAAATGTGTTCCTATTGTTAGTGAAAGTATGAGACATTTAGATATAATATTTTATATACCTATTACAAAAGCTGCAAAACTTGAATATAAGGACACTAGAGAAATTGATATAGATTTTAATAGAGAAATAGATAATATTTTTAAAGCAGTTGAATACAGCTTACACCGGTCCGGGTCAGGCGCATGTCCTTTTTTTCCAAAAGATGATTCTCCTGCAATTATAGAAATATTCGGAACACCAGAAGAGAGAATAAAAATTATTGAATTATATGTAGATAAAGATGGGTCTTTAGTATCTGATGAAGAAAGTGTTTTAAGTTCAGAGAATCTGGAATACATGGAAACGTTACTTGGTGTTCAAAAGCAGGTAAAAGATAAAGAAGATGAAGAAAAAAGATTAAAAGCAAAGTTTTTAAAGGGTGTTAAGAAGTATAAATAATTATGTGAAGAAGTTTAATAATGCTTTTGACAAAATCTGTGAAAATTACAAATCTATTAGATGGGTAAAAAAAGAGTTTTATCCAAGAAACTTTACCCTTTCTGAAGAATTTATTAAAGCTTTTAGAAGTGAGTATAAAAGATTAATAGATGAGGGAATTGAGCCTAAGAAAGCTTTATTAAAAATAAATAAAGCGCTTTTATTTCACTCAAGATAATTAAGCAAAGTACAGTAGTCTGAAATTTACATCTTGCTCAACAAGTAACCTTACATTACTAATGCACCTTACTTTTAAGGTACCAAATTGAGCTCCAGGAGCGAGTTCAAACGGTTTAATCGCAACTCCAAGTAACCCACAGTTATTATTTAGCTGAATATCAGCAGAATCAAAATTGATTACATTTAATTGAGGTGTAATATTAAAATGCCATGGTTGTATAGAGCTTCCTACCTCTGCTGGTAAAGATATAGATACAATATTAGATGCGCTAGCGTTAGATTGAAAGTTAAATACACCATTTTGCTCTATAACAGATTTAAATGTACCGTTTTGGATTGTTGAGACTGTCCTAACTAAGTTCACTAAAGAGGTGTATTCCGGTGACCCTATTCTAAAGTCTGCGGAAGTTACTATTCCATTAGCTACAGTAAAAATGTTTGAATAAATAAAACCGCCCCTAGTAGCACCCTGGGTACTATTGACAAAATATTGTGATGCAGTAATAGGACCAGTTTTTAATGAATCAGATATTACAGCGTGCCCAGACAAAACACCGTCTATAGATACATTACCTTCCAAATCTTTTTTTACAACATTAAAATTATCAAAAGTTATAGTTTCTGTACCATTTTCTGTCTGCAGAATAATTAAATCAGTATTCAAAGCATATTGAGTCTGAGGTAGACTTTGAATATTAACAAAATTGCTGTTAGTATTATTAATGGCCATTATAGTTATTTATATTAAAATATATCATTACAATGTATAATTACGGTATAGGTATTATTACTTGCAATAGACTAAATTTTCTTAAGCAATGCGTAAATTCATTACCTAGTAATATAGGTAATAGTATCCCCCTTGTTATAGTAAATGATGGTGATGATCAGATATCTAACAGTATATTAAAAGATAGAAATAAAAATCTACATCTTATAGTTCACAAAGAAAATAAGGGTGTAGGTATATCTAAAAACGATGCATTAAAAAAACTTATAGATTTAAAAGTAGAGCATTTATTTTTATTAGAGGATGATATTATTATAAAAAATAAATTTACTTTTGACAAATATATAGAAGCTTCTAACAAAACCGGAATTTTACACTTTAATTACGGCCCGGGTAGCCCTTTTAACAGAAAACAAGATGGTAATGAAGTTTTTGATTTACATAATAGGCATCTTGCCAAACAGGACACAGACCCTAATCCCAGATTAGTTATAGATTACGGTAATGGGGTAAAGATAGCGCTATACATGCACACTGTTGCTATGTTTTCCTATTTCCATAAAAAAGTTATTGAAGAGGTTGGTTATATTGATGAAGAGTTTTATAATGCGTGGGAGCATGTTGACCATACGTATAGAATTATTAAAGCAGGCATGCACCCGCCGTTTTGGTGGTTTGCAGATTTAGTTGATAGTGATAAACTTCTTTCAGAGGCTCCTGGGGCAATAGATAAAAGCAGTATATCGGGAAAAACAGAGCAATGGGCAAAAAATGTGTATGGTGGCAGGGAAATTTATTTGCGTAAGCATGGGCATTATCCAAATCAGCCTCCTTATTTTGATGAGAACAGCGCTATTTCCTCATTAAAAAAAATATTTAAAACACATTCTAAAAAATGAATTTAGATAATTTAGATTTTATGATAGCTGTGCAAATAGATCACCCTGATCGTATGCGTAATTTAAAAATTTGTTTGAATTACTTAAACAAAATAAAAGTAAAAAATATATACATAAGAGAATATTATAATGTTAAACCTTTAACAGAAGAATTAAGAAGAGAATTTAAATTTAATTTAAGTACACAAAAAAATAATTATGACAATTTTCCGAGAATGAAAGCTATAAATGAAATTTTTAAAGAAACAAAAAATGATTTTGTTATTATATATGATACAGATATCATTCTAAGTAAGTCTTCTCTCGAGAGTACAGTAAAAATTTTAAATGAAGATGCAGATCTGGTATATCCTTATGATGGTCATTTCTATGATATTCCTAAAGATATTGTAGATAAATTAACTGAAACGCTCTCTACCCCGATAGATATTGAAAAATGTACATTGTTCAATCCAAATTCATTTGGGGGAAGTACTGCATTTAAAAGAAGTGTTTTCATAGAAGGCGGTATGTGTAATCCTAATTTTAAAAATACAGGTTATGATGATAACGAAATACTGGAAAGATTTAGTAAGCTAGGATACAAAATTAAACGCGCACCAGGTATACTCCTACATTTAAATCATTTTAGAGGCAATACTAGCTTTAACTATAACACCTTTAATGAAAATAATATTAACGAGTTTAATAAAATTTGTAGTTTATCAAAAGATGAGTTAAAAAAATATATTAAAACCTGGTAATATGAGATACGACTTTTCAGATATAGCTTACATAATTCCAATAAGAATAGATACTCTAGACAGGGTAAAAAATTTAAATTCTCTCCTATCATTATTTAGTATTAATACTACAAGACCATACTTTCTAATAATAAATGATGATTTAGAGCCAGATAAAGATTTACTTAAAAAAATAAAATGGAAATACACAAGTTACTGTGATGTTTATTTTTTAGAGAATAAAGATTCATTTAATAGAGGTCTTTGCTTTAATAAAGGATACGATATACTTCAAAAAAATAATATTAAAAGATCTTGCTTAGTATGTGGAGATACAGATGTTTTTATTAAACCAGAATATATTTTTGAGGGATATAAAAACATAAAACAAGATAATTTTAAATGTGTATTTCCTAATAATGGATTCTTTATTGATGTAAAAAGTAATACACGTGATACTTTTTTAAATGATTTAGATTTTAATATTCTTGAATCTCAACTTCCAGATTTTAAGGAGCTAAAAATGCTTTACTGTGACAAAGATATCTCTGTAATGCATAATAATTATAAAAGCGGCTGTGTAATGTTCAGCACAGACTCATACAAAGAAGTTAATGGCTATAATCCTAATTTTTGGGGTTGGGGATATGAGGACGATGAGCTAGTAAATAGGATGGAAAAGCTTGATACTAAATTAAAACGTATAAATGATGAAAAAGCTATAGCTTGGCATATGTCGCACCCAGGTACAGTAAAAGCGGCTAATCCTCACTATCAACTAAATCATGATTTATGTAAAAAAGTTGAGCATATGACTAATGAAGAGGTAGCTCAATATATAACAACCTGGACAATTTAATTTTCTGGGTTAAATTAAGTTATGGTTGCTTACGACATGCTAGGTAAATACGGAGAGCTGGGAAATCAACTTTTTCAAATTGCCGTAACCTCAGTACATGCTAAAAAAAATAAAACTGTAGCTAAATTTCCTAAATGGGTTTGTGGCAAGCAGTTTAGAGTATATTCTAATATTCTTAAAACACCTATTGACGAGACTTTAGATGGTAAAGATGTAAAGTTTCTTTATCAAGAAACAGAGCATTGTTATAAGGAAATACCTTATGTAGAAAATATGTCTCTAAGAGGGTTTTTTCAATCAGAAAAATATTTTACTGGTTATGAGGATTATGTGAGAGAACTATTTCAACCTTCAGATATTATAGTACAAGAATTAAATAAGCGTTATAAAAGTATATTAAATGATAATAATTCAGTAGGCGTGCATATTAGAACACAGACAAGAGGCAAAGATGACTTTCCAGCTCACCATATGCCCCCACCAGATGAATATCTTAAAAAAGCATTTAGTATGTTTGGTAAAAATTATAATTATATAATTTTTTCAGATAATATACCGCTAGTAAAAAAATGGTTTAAAAATTATGAGTTTACTTTTATAGAGAATGAGCAGCCTTTTAACAATCCATTTTTAGGATATGTAAGAGAAGAAAAAGTACCTGCAAATGTTTTAGAGTTGTTCTTGATGTCAAAATGTAAAAATAATATAATTACTTCTTCTACTTTTGGCTGGTGGGGTGCATGGCTTAATGGTAATAAGGACAAGAAAGTAATTAGTATGCACCAATCTATGTGGTACGGTACACCATACAAGCATTTTAATATGGATGATTTTTTGCCTAGCTCATGGGAAAAAATAAAAATATGAAAAGCTTAGAGGTAAATTTGTTTGATAAAAACTTTGCTCATAGCTTTAGTGAAGATGGCTTTGATACAACATCTGCTGGTAGAAAGCCAAAAGTTATGAAGTGGGTGAGAAATAATTTAAATTATGACGGTGTAACAGTGTTTACTGATGATATGATGTTTGACTCTGTAGTTGATAGAGTTAACTGTAAGCTTAAGGTAGGCTGGTGCCAGGAATCACCAGCAATAAAGCCATTTGTCTATCAAAATGTAGCACGTGTTGAGAATAAGTTTGATTATATTTTAACTTTTCATCCTGATTTATTAAAAAGAGATCCTAAAAAATATAAATTACAGTTAATAGCATCTAGTAGAGTTAGAGATGAAGATTTTGGGGTTCAGAAAAAAACAAAGCCTATATCTATAATTGCTTCAAATAAAACATTTACAGTTGGCCATCAACTTAGACATGAAATAGTTAAAAGACTGGATGGCGTTGACTGTTGGGGATCGGGTTATAGGGAATTTAGCAATAAACTAGATCCTTTAAGAGACTATATGTTTTCATTAGCAATAATGAACTATAGAATAGATAATTATTTTACTGAAATTTTAACTGATTGTTGCGCATTAGGTACAGTGCCAATTTTTTGGGGATGTCCTAATATAGGTAATTATTTTAATCCTGAAGGAATTATTACATTTGAAAATATTAATGATTTGTTTAATATTAAGCTAAGTAAAAAATTATATGAATCTAAAATTAAAGCTATCAAAGAAAACGTTGAAATAGCTAAAACTCTTTCATCGACTGATGACTTGGTAGCTGACAATATTTTTAAACTTTTAAACCAATGAAGAAAATTTGTATTTTAGGAAGCGAAGGCCAGGTGGGTAAAGCTTTAGAAGAATTTTTAATTTATCAAAACTACGATGTTACAGGAATTGATATTGTAAAGAACCTTTTTCACGATCTTAGAGCATCTAATTCTTTTGTAATAGAGCATAGTATAGAAAATTCAGATTTTGTATTTTTTCTAGCTTTTGATGTAGGTGGGTCTAGATATCTTAAAAAATATCAGCATGAATTTGAGTTTATAGAAAACAATACGGCAATAATGAAGGAGACATTTTCTTTATTAAAGAAATATAATAAACCGTTCCTTTTCGCGTCCAGCCAAATGTCTAATATGAGTTATTCACCATATGGTATTACAAAAGCTCTTGGCGAATGTTATACGAAAGCGTTAAATGGTATTATTGTTAAATTTTGGAATGTTTACGGTATTGAAAAAGATTTAGAAAAGTCTCATGTTATAACGGATTTTATTTTAAAAGCTAAGAACAATAAAGTTATCGACATGCTTACAGATGGTAATGAAGAAAGGCAAATGCTTTATTCTAGAGATTGTTGTGAATGTCTAGAAGTTTTAATGAAAAGATATGATACTTTAGATAGATCTAAAGAACTTCATATTACAAATTTTGAATGGTTTAAAATTATAGATATTGCAAAGATCATAGCAAGTTTTTATCCTGGCACTGAGATAAAGCCTGCAAAAGAAAAAGACTTAGTTCAATTGAATAAGCGTAATGAGCCAGACCCTTATATACTCTCATTATGGAATCCCAAGACGACTCTAAGGCAAGGTATTAGTGAGATAGTCAAGCATTATGAGCAAAATAAAAATTTATAACGGTATTTCAAGTAACGGAAATCAAAAAGGATTGTTTGCTCACTTTTTTAGCATCTTAAACGCATTAGCAGACTTAAAAGAAGATGAAAAGCTTTATATTGATCTATCTAAATCTACATCATACTACGATCCTAGCTTTACAAAGACGGATAATGTTTGGGAGTACTTTTTTGAACAGCCTTTTAATTTAACTAGAGAAGAGGCTTATAAATCACCAATAGAAATTGGGCAGCTATATTTTAAAAACTATAATCATTTTGGGTTGTCTAACGGTAAATATGATCTTACCTATAAACATGACAAGTTTTTATTAGCAAAAGAACTAGTTAAGAAATATATTAAATTTAATGAAGATATATTAAAAGAGTTTGATGTTATAAAAAATAATTTATTTGAAGGTAAATCAGTTTTTGGTATTCATGTGAGGTCTAATGAACATTATACAACAGGACATGCTAAGAATCAGTCAGAGAAAATAACAAATAATTTTTACTTTGATAAAATAGAGCAAAAAATTTTAGAATTAAAAGACAGATATAATCAAAAATTTAGTAAGCTGTTTCTAGCTACTGATAATCAAAAAAATATAAATTCATTTATGAATAAGTACAGCGATATACTAGTAAGACATAATTCACTAGTTACACCTTCAAATTCTTCAACAGATAATAATTGGCTTTTTAACGATCAAAACTTAAAAAAAGGCAAAGATGTAGTATTTGAAATACTGCTTTTATCAGCCTGCAAGTATAAACTCTTGAGCAACAGTAACGTTAGTTGCGCAGCTGCTTTATTATCACCATTAAATACATTTGAATTTATAGACATGCACATTAATTTTTATTAAACAAATGTAGATTTCTATTTTTTCTTTAGTAATATATAATGAATGAAAAGTGCTTTAGTTTGTGGTGCTGGTGGTTTTATAGGTAATCATTTAGTATCTAGACTTAAAAAAGAAGGTTATTGGGTAAGAGGTGTTGATTTAAAAGAACCCGAATTCAGTAAAACAGAAGCAGATCAATTTTTTGTATTAGATTTAAGAGAAAGAGACAATGTAAGAAAAGCATTAGATAGATCATGGTACTATTCTAGTCACCCCTTCCATCAAACTTTTGATGAAATATACCAATTAGCTGCGGACATGGGAGGGGCTGGTTATATATTTTCTGGTAATCACGATGCTGATGTAATGCATAATTCAGCAACAATAAATCTTAATATTTTAGATGAAATGATGCAAACAAATACTAAGAAAGTTTTTTATAGTAGCAGTGCGTGCATGTATCCAGAGCATAATCAAATTGACCCCAACAACCCTAACTGTGAAGAGTCTTCTGCATATCCTGCAAACCCTGATAGTGAATATGGTTGGGAGAAGCTATTTAGTGAAAGACTTTATCTAGCATATAATCGCAATTACGGGATTGATGTAAGAATAGCCAGATTCCATAACATCTATGGTCCTCTAGGGTCTTGGAATAATGGAAAAGAAAAAGCCCCTGCAGCTATTTGTAGAAAAGTTGCGCAAGCAAAAGATGGTGATGAAATTGAGATATGGGGAGACGGAAAGCAGACAAGAAGCTTTTTATTTGTTGATGAATGCTTAGACGGTGTAAGGAAGTTAATGGAATCAGATTTTAAGGGACCCGTAAATATAGGGTCTGAGGAAATGGTTACTATTAATGAGCTAGTAGATATTGTTTCTGAAATAGCAAATAAGAAGCTTATTAAAAAACACATAAAAGGACCTACAGGTGTTAGAGGCCGTAATTCAGATAACAAACTAATTAAAAGAGCGATAGGTTGGGCACCTTCTCAGCCTCTTTCAAAAGGAATAACAGAAACATATAGGTGGATAAATGAGCAAGTTCAAAATTCTAAATGATAGTATAAGAATTAATATTTTTGAAAATAAAGCTTATACTCTTACAGTAACAGGCTTTATTCCAAAATTATTTATAGGTGTAACAAAAAATGAAGATGACAGTAATTATGGTGTTTACATTAGTAATCTCTTTACCGGTATTTTATTTAACAGCTATGATTACGGCTATACTTTAACTTTAGGTATTCTTGGATTTAAGATTGATATCTGGTGGGCCCGTTGATATAATATAAGTATGATTTTAGACAAAATCGATGTTTATGATGGTACCCTGCTTCACAGCAGATTTGCCTACAAATTCTTTAGAGATAAAACTCTCCCGATTGGTAATATTATAGCGTTTCGCGCTCCTATGTATGTGGAGAAGGAAGGGATGATAGATAGCGAGGATGTGTTAAATAATGATTTTATATATAGTCAAGACGCCATTAACTTTTTATGGGAAATACCTCATTTAGATCCCTTTGGTGCTGTTGCATGGCAGAGACTTTTTAATACACAGATTGCAAACATACTCTCAATAAAATATCTTAAAGCTCCTATTGAGGTAGATGGTGATGATTTAATAGTGCACAAATCTTTTGTACAAAGAGGCAAGGAACAAAAGAAGGGTAAATGCAGTGTGAGCATTACGTATTCTAAAAATAATATAGCTCTTGGACATACCGGTATCAATATTACAGCAGGAGAAAAAGCACCCGAGTTTGCATATTCGACAAATTTGTCTGATACCCAGGCAACAGAATTTATGGATGACGTTATTAGAGTTTTCTATAATATTAATGATGATATTTTTATTGCCACTTCTAAAGTTATTGCATGATAACTATTTTTAATTTTCTTTCAGATATTTTATTTACTAAAAGAAAAACATGCTTAAAAAATATAGATTCAGAATCTGTATTTCAACCTTATATTGTAAATCGATGGATAAGCATGTATTCACCTATACTTGCTTTGCAGAGTAATATAATAAACAAGTATATAGGTTTTAGCAACAATAAAAAAGATATTTACAGTCTATTTATATCATTTTTTAACAAAGTGCCTCAAAGAAAAATAACATATTTTAAAAAAAATAAAGAAACTCAAAGCAATAATGAACTATGCAGCCTTTACGCTAAATCTTTAGAGATAAGTCAGAGAGAGATTACAAATTATACTAACACCTTGACTAATTTAAAAAATTTATAATTATAAATATGAAAGCTAATATAGACGCTCTGCCTACCCAAAAAAGTCTTATTGATTTATCAGAATTACCTAAAAATTCTTTTGATTCTGTTTTTGTAGGTTATTTTTTAAAAGACTTGCTTGACGATGTAATTTTAGTAAAATATGTAGATGAGACAGATGACGGGACATCTATAATTCGAAATGGTATAGTGGTACCTATTAATGCTGATACAAGGGCCTGGAGAATAGGTGAAGTAATTTTATTTGGGCCAAATAGCAAATATGTAAAAAAAGGTGATTATGTTTGTTTTCCTAATAATTTAGGCATCCCTGTCGCTAATTTAGATATTACAGATTACGGTTTACTTAAAAAGGGTGTATTTTTAAATGAACAAAGAATATTTGGGGTCTGCGGAGTGAGAAAGGATTCCAATTCTGTTGCATCAAAAGTTATTAAAAAAAATAAGTGAAAGCTAATCTTGCTACACTTAAAACCTTATTACTATCTAATGTTGCAGAAATTAAATTTATTCGTAAAAGACCAAAACCTGGCTTTCCTCCAACAAGAAGAATGCTTTGTACAAATTGCGCTATGCTATTAAACAGCAATGAAGGGAGAGTGGCACTAAATTATAAAGCACCTACTTATAAGGCAAAATTTAATGAAGTTGAAAAAAACGTTTTAATAACATGGGATATTTTTATGCAAAATTTTAGATGTATTAACTTAATTGCTTGTGAAGTATTATCTATCATTCCAGCTAACAAAGAGTTTTGGAATTTCTTTAATCAAAAGCTTGCCAGAATGTCAGCAGCTGAAAAAATATCTTTTATGAACAAATGACAACTATAGAAAAAATAAACACATCTATAAGTAGACATCTTCAGGAAAAAGTAGATTTCTTTTTAGAAAATAAAAAAATTAAAAGCGGTAAGCTAATTTTATTTTGTATAAAAGATTTTTACTGTACGTTTACATTAGTAATAGAAGAAAAAAAGAAAAAAATAACATTTGAAGTACCATATCCCTTTAACGTTACTACACAAACAGATCAACTAACCTTTGACTACTCTCTTCAGACATTTATTAATAATAACAATCTAATAAAAGAAGATATTAATATTATTAAGAATAAAAAAACATCTAAACTCTTTAATAAAAAACTAGTATTGAAGTTCTATATTTGAGTATATAATTTTTTTTGTGCTTAGTAGATATCTTAATCATTTTCCAAAAGAATATTCTCCTTCAGATCAACAGGTTAAGCTTATAAAGGGAGTAGAACGTGCATTTAATAAAGGCAAAAAATTTGTTATTGCTTGTGCGCCAACCGGTTCAGGTAAAAGCTTTTTAGCAAAAACTCTTTCCGGTATTTGTAATACTGCATCAGAACAATTTATAAATCAAATTTCAACATATTCTGCATATAAGCAAGATCACGCAGGTAATTATATAAATGAAGCTGAGCTATTAAATCAACCACCCTTCGGTGCGTTTGTCCTTACAATTACAAAATCTCTTCAAGATCAATATCTTAAATTATTTAGCGAGACACCGCTATTAAAGGGAAAGACCAATTATATATGTGATGTAGATAATAATTTTGATGTAGAAACGGCTCCTTGCTTGTTTGCATCAAAATTAAAAGAAGACTGCTTTGAAAAAAATAGATGCCCTTATTACAGTGCGCGTAACAAGGCCTTAATATCTAATTTCTCAGTTTTAAATTATAAAATGTTTCTCTCTCTACCTAAGCATGTAAAAAGAAAGAATTTATTAATTTGTGATGAAGCATCAGAGCTTGAAGATGAGCTTATTAATCGATTTTCGGCTGAGATAAATTACGATAAGTTAAAAAGATATAATATAAGCTTTAAGCCACTATCTACAGAGTCATATGAAAAAACTAGAAGCTGGATATATGATTTAATTTTTAATGTTACAGAGCAAACTAATACATTAGTCAACAAAGCTGGTAAGCGCAAAAACACACTATCACAGCCAGAGCGAATAAAATTACTTTATTTAAAAAATTTAGTTAACTCTATTTCATCAATAGATAATTTATGGAAAGATTGCGAATTTATAATAGATAAAGATACTACAAGAGCTTCTTTTACTCCACTAAGAGCTGATAGCCTTACTAAGCACATTTTTAGTTACGGTGATAATATTCTATTAATGTCTGCTACAATTGTAGATCATAAAAATTTTGCTAAAACTTTAGGTATTAAAGACTATGAATATGTTGAAGCTGAAAGTGATTTTCCTGCAGAAAGATCGCCAATATACGTAACCTCACAAAATAAACTAAATTTTAAAAACATAAAAGTTATTTTACCTAAAATTGCTGAGCAAATAAAGCAAATATCAGCTATGCATATGAACGAGAAAGGCGTTATACATACACATACGCAAGAAATAACTAACTCACTTAAGAGTAAGTTGAGTGATAGAAGATTTTTATATAGAGACGATGTCAACACCAATGAAGACATACTAAAACAGCATATTAACACCACAGACCCCACGGTACTGGTTTCTCCATCATTAACATACGGTATAGATCTTAAGGATGATTTAGCTAGATTTCAAATTATTGTGAAACTGCCATATCCACCGCTATCTGTAAAGAGAATAAAAAAATTATTTGATCAAGATAAAAACTGGTACCAGAATAAAATGCTAAATAATTTTATTCAAGCATGCGGACGAGCTACAAGAAGTAGAAACGACTTTTCATCTACATATGTTTTAGATGGTAATATAGTTAACGTTCTAAAATCATCTAAAGATAAGTTACCTCAATATTTTATTGATCGCATTCAGTAATAAATAATATAGTGAAGAATCAAGCATTTCATTTTGAAGTAAAAGATTTAATTACTATGTTTGTTCATGCTTTTGATGATATTGTAATTAAGAGATATAATAAAGACAGAGTAGCTGGTGCAAATGTTCAAGTAAGATATGTCTATGCTCCTAAGCAAAGAGTTATGTATGATTTAGTTAATAAAGCACAAAACATTACATTACCTGTTGTTGCAGTAAGCATAAACAGTATAAGCAGAGATGAATCCAGAGTATTTAACAAGCTAAACGGGTTTATATCTACACCAGCGCCTAAAGAGGGGGTGAGCACAACTAATAAATCAGTTTACTATGCAAGCCCTGTTCCGATTAATATTGGTGTAAATATGTCTATTTTAGCAAAATTTCAGTCGGATATAGATCAAATAGTTTCTAACTTCGTTCCATATAATAACCCTTATATAATATTAAGCTGGAAAATACCTAGTGATTTATCAGCTACTGGTTTTGCTACTGATAATGAAATAAGAAGCGAAGTACTCTGGTCAGGTAATATTGCATTAACTTACCCCACAGATATAACTGCTTTTGAAAAATATAGAGTTGTAGGCGACACATCTTTTACAATTAAGGGTTGGCTGTTTCCTGCTAAGAGAGATCTTATTGGTAACATCTTCTATGTTAACAGTACTTTTACAAATGAAAGTAATCTTACAGACTATGAACAGCTCTCTGGAAATACATACACATTTCCACAAAGTACTGGGTTGAATTCGGAAACTGAGTTTGTTAATATTTCTGGATATCCACAGTTTACTAATTTAGATTATACCTTTAATAATTAAAAAAACATTATAAATACAATATATGGCTGATAATAATAGAGAGTCCACATTTGGTAGAGATTTGATGAAGTTTGTATCATCTAAGCTGCCTTATCAGTCAATTAACCCTCTAGCAAAAATTAAGCAACTTAACCCTAAGTACGAATTGTTTTACAACCAAGGTTCAGATAGACAAGAAGCACTTTCAAGACAAAGTATTTCTAATACCCAGCTTTATACAGAGGACATGTTTGCTAATGTTCTCAAGAATCGTGATTATCACGATTTCATGTACGCTAATATTCAACCTGATAAAGCTAGAAGATTGATGGATTATAGAGTAATGGCGGCCTTTGCAGAGGTTGCTGATGCTTTGGATGAAATATGTGATGAGTTTATCAATAAAAATGACAAGGGTGAAATAATGACTTTAGATTTTTTAAATATAGAATTATCTGAAAATACAAGAGAAGAAATAAAAAAAGAATTTCAAAAGTATATAAGTTTTTTTGATCTCGAAAATAAGGGATGGGAGTATTGTAGACATCTCTTGACAGATGCAGAGGTTTATTTTGAACATATTATTCACAAAAAATACCCAGAAGCAGGTATTTTAGGTGTATTAACTATACCATCAGATACAATTGATCCTGTCTTTTCTAACGTGCAAAATATGGTAGTTAAAGGATACCTATTGAGAAAGCCTGTCTTTGATTCAAAAAATCCTGGTAAGATTATTAAAACAGAATTAATTCCAATGGAATGCAATCAAGTAACTTATGTACATTCGGGAATTTGGAATGAAAACAAAACAATTAGATTACCGTTTATTGAAAATGCAAGACGTGCTTACAGGCAACTATCTTTAATTGAAGATAGTATTGTAATTTACCGTCTAGTTAGAGCACCAGAGCGTTTAGTCTTTAATGTTGATGTAGGAAATATGTCACCTCCAAAAGCAGAAGCATACTTAAGAAAATTAATGACTAATTATTGGTCCAAGAGAACATTTGACGGTGATCAAAATGCTACTGTACAAAAGTTTAATCCGCAATCAATGCTAGATAGTTTTTGGTTTGCAAAACGTACTGGTAGTCAGGGTACAACAGTAGATGTATTAAGAGGCGGACAAAACTTGGGTGAGCTTGCTGATTTACTTTATTTTGCTAAAAAGCTTTATAAAGCTTTAAAAGTACCAGTAACTAGATTAAATGAGGAGGACGCTTATAATGATGGTGCAAATATTCTCAGAGAAGAGTTAAAATTTGCTAGATTTGTAATTAGACTACAACAACATTTTGCCTCTGCACTTAGAGAAGGATTTCTTACACATTTAAAATTAAAAAAAATAGCAACTAAACATAATATAAAACTAGAGAATTTAGATGCTAGATTTAACGTACCTACTAACTTCTATGAATTAAGAGAAAATCAGAAGTTCGGAATGAAAGCAGAGTCATTTAATACTATTACACAATCAGATTTAATTTCTAAAACATATGCTCAGAAG